CTTACCTAAATTATCTACAACCTTTGGTCCAGGTATTGCAACCTGTGCTGTGGATACTTCTGATGTCTTGTTGACATTAGGGCCTGCATAAGGATTCATCTCGTTAGAGACAGTCATTTTTGCATTGGGATATTTAGATCCGTTTATATATTTTGCTGTAACCATGTTCTTCTCCTAGTGTATAGTTGGTTTTATTAGTTCAATAAAATCAGCCATATTAGTGTCCATAACTTGCTGTCCCTGTTGCGGTCCTAATGTATCATAATACACAACTCTAGCGACACTCATCATAGCACCAGCTAAAAGTATACTATCTTCAGCACTTTTGGAAGTTTTTTCTACCATATTGAGTAAATTCTGAAAATAATGCTGTAATCTTAAATCCGCATTAGTCATAAACTCATCATTAGATTTATTTATCTTTACCATACCAACATTAGTTCTCAAAACGGACATTTTTCTGAACATCCACTTTTCTTGGACTTTTTTTACTCTTTTCAATCTCTTTTTGCTTTGTTAAGTTAACATTAGCCCGTAATTGAGCAATATCTTCCTGAGATTGTATTTTATCTTGTGTTAATTTAGCATCTTGATCCAATTTATCCTGATCGATACCTGTTTTAGCCTCATCTGCGCGAGTTTTTCGATCAATGTCCTGTTCACGAAGATTAATTTCTTGTTGTTTAAGGTCTACTAGTGGATCTTCTCTTAATTCATCCATTATTTCTTGTTCTTCTGCAACCATTTCCTCGATCATTGCAGCAATCTTCTCGGCTATCTGCTGTTCCATTGCTTCCTGGAACTGAATTTGCAGTTCTTGAGGTAATTGACCACCATATTGTTGGGCTTGCTCTTGAACTGCTTGTGCATTTTCTTTTTCCACTTCCGCTCTAGCCTGTAAGCCCACGTGTTCAACAATATGACCTTGTAAAATAGACATTACTTGAGGATTATTCTTAACTAAAACAGAAGACATGAACGCACGATGTGCATCAATATGAGCTAATTGGTTTTGTTGTCTGAATGCCAAAAGAGGCTCTCCTTTTAAGGAAGATGCATTTTCTACTGCTGGATCTTTTGGTTGAGGAGGCTCAGGAACAGGTAAAATGGTATCAATGTCCTTTACTCCTAGTGCCTGATACATACGACGATAGGCTTCATACATATTATGAGCCTGAGGATCTGCTTGTGCTAATTGCAACTGTGTCTGTGCCAATGTTACACGCTGAGCCATGGAAAAAATATTAGGATCTGAAATAGGAACAATGTCTATTTCATCACTAAAATCTTCTGACTTTAAACTTGGAACCGCGTCTTTTCCAACTTCATAGGGATACATTGGAGGAAGGGACTCAGAAAATATTTTTGCTAATAATTTAAATTCAATTTTTTGTGCATAGTGTAGGCGCTTATGAATGGCTGACATAATACGAGCGCCTCGTTCCATCAATGCCATTGTAGTTCCGACAGGCGCATTGGATGCAACACTATCCCCGATCTTTTGATCAGCGACAGAAGCAAATCGTGTTCCCGCTTCCACAACAAACCCTAATAAAGCAAATAAGGTTTGGCTTGGTTCTTTATAAGGTAAAGGCATCAACCCTTGGCGAAGATCACCCGAAGGGGCGTCTACATCCCTGAATTCTCCTGGTTGGAGTGGAGTGTCATCGTCTTTAATGCGCAGTCCTCGAGCTTTAAAACCCGCTGGTAGATTGGCTAGCGTACCTGCATCTATAAGCTGTCTAAGAGCGGATGTTGCTGTTCGGGATAAACCTCCGAGCATGTGGATAAGACCAAAACCGTAAAAGCTAAAGCCAGGTAAGAACTTATAATGAACAAAATATTGTTTCTTTTTCTTCTTGGGATCTTCTTCATTGTAATTTCGGTAAATAGAAAGAATCTGTCCAGATCCCTCGTCTAAGGTGACAATGTAAGGAACTTTGATTCCGTCTTCATTATCTATGCCTTCAATGTTTAAATCAACATGCATTTCCAATAACTGATAATCCTCTTTTTGATAGGATTTCTTCATTCCTGAAATTTGATCTTCTTTCGCTTGAACTCCTGTTTCTGTAGTGGATACCATGAGCTCCACATCGCGGTATAATCCCGCTACTTGTAGTTTTCTTACTTCATTTTTACTTTTACGAATAGTATGGGTAGTGCGTTCGCATGACGGCAAGTCCGTTGCTAAATAGGGAACATAGAAATCATCCGAAGGAATGAATTTAGAAACAGCGCGTTCCAGCTGTTCATCATAATAGACTTTTTTAAATGCCGAGCCTGACAAAGGTAAATAAAATAATAATGAATCCATATCAGGATCATACTCTTCCATGTTGTACGAGATCTGATAATTCATATAGTCCTTCACCCGTTGAGCCTGCTCCTCTTTTTGAGTGGTAATGCCACCTAGAATTTGTGTATTAACTGGTCCCCCTGCCGGCAATAATTCTTTATAGGCTTGCGCTTGGAATTGTGTAATGGCTTCAGATAGCATAGGGTGTGTGACACTGCTTGCTCCCGCAAAAGGCATTGTTCGTTCCTGATATTTAAATCCTAAAAGATCCAGTCCCTTTTTGTAGGTGTCTTCCCAATCCTTTCGTGACGCCTTATCGTCCTCAAAAGCTCCCCGCAGCTCGTTGGATATTCTTCCCAACTGTGCTTCTTCCAAGACTTCAGCCAGATTCATGTCGAAACTGGTTTCAATAGGTCTTCCCTGATCTCCCACAATAGCGCTTCCGTCCTCCAGTAATTCTATATCTGGTCGAGTGCCATCTTCTACTTGCATTTCCACCATTTGCTGTATTGCCTTTTCCTGTTCTTGAGGAAATCCTGGTGGCGGATTGGGAGTAAATCCAATAGGTTTGTCAATTGCCATTATGCTGCCTCAAATATATCAATTATCTCAGGAGTATACACGATGCCTCCGTCTTTTCTATGAGTTTTATGTGGTAATATCATTTCAGGTGTCAACTTTATACCAAAAGCGTCAACCCATTTATCGCCCAGCTTCACCTTTACTTTTATTACTTCTGAATTATTCTCTTTGGCCGCGCGTATTAATGCTTTTTCCAGAACGGAAGTATAATGTTTCTGGTCCTCTTCAATTTTAAAAGATCCTCTGTCCTCCATCTGTGACCATTCCGCTCTTGCATCATCCATTGTTTTAAATTTTCCTTTTATAATTTTTTTATTTTTTCCCTCGCCCTGCACAATTTGCCACGTCTTTGGTGCCAAAGAATTGGGACCGCCGTAAAATTCCTCCATTCCTATTCCTTTCATGTCCTTTTTCCTTTGGGAAAGTGGAGTGTGGGTTCCACCATAGTTTTGTCCCTGCCAATATCTTTCACTAATTGGTTTTGCAGGTGAAATGACATACATTGTCGCCGCATCATCGGCCTTGTCGACAAACAGTCTCTCCGCCGCCTGATACAAGTCGCGCTTGATGAGAGCTTCCCCCCACTCGTTTCTGTCCTTGAACGGAACATTGGGCTGTAAGATCTTCATTGATTCTTGACTCAATGACTTTTCTAATTCACCCAGCATTTTTGTTTCTGTTACCCGTGCGGCCTCCGCTTGTTTCATCAGCTCCTTGGACGGCCACTTTCCTGCTGCCGCCAACTCCGTGAAAATCTTCTGTGTCTTGGCGAACTCATCCATGAACATCTGCATCTCCTGCGCGGTCTGAAAGATCGGACGAAAGATAGTTTTGTTTTTAAGAAAATACTCAACGACTTCTGGGTTCATCCTGTCGAAGCGTCCTCCATACGCTCTTGACTCTCTCAACATCTCTTGCTCCCGGAATATTTTATTCTTGTCTATGAGATCCCCCAAGGCCTCCTTGAACTGTTCCTCCATTCTCTTGGCATTCTGCAAGACATCGGATTGAATCTCATCGGCGAATGTCACGCGGACCTCCTCCCCCTTTGACGCCACTTTCATTTTATTCAGCTTAAGTGTATCAGCATCAATTTTATTTCTAAACTGCAAAATCTGATTGTAAAGAGGCTCGTCTATTTCCTTAAGTTTTTCTTCAAAGTACTTAAGGTTATTGCTTATATCGGTTGAATGCATATTCTCCACATCCTCAAAAACTGCCGCCCCTTCGCGCTTAAGCTTCCTCGCCGCCGAGGACTCAAGTGCTATAAGTTGACTTTCAATCTTCTTTACATTCTTAGCAATGGTACTCAGTTGTTTTTCATCAATGACAGTCGTAATTCCCTTTTCAACGGGAAGCTTCGCCATACGGTCCGAGAGCCGCGACCAACCGATCACGTACCTCTCACTGAAACTATGAGATGGTCCTTCAAACGTTGAAAGCTTTCCTGGATCCAGAGGAATGTACTTAGGATCGAGATACATAACAGATTCACGGTATGTACCGGGAATCAATCCCCCTTCCATGTTTCCCCCAGCGTACTTCGCCTCCTTATCCCCGAGCCATCCGTAATTGACGGTTTCCACCTTACGCATCGGAGACTGGCGAACAATTTCCAGCATTTCACTCTTGATCAAAGGCGTTCCGTTCTTCTGCGCCATTGCAATATAGCGTGATAAAATATTGTCCTCTAGTTCCGGTTTGGAAACGCCCCTCGTGTATAAAAACTTAAACAATTCGTCGGATGTCGCAAAAGTCTCCGGCGTATTGGGATCCATCATCTTCGCTTCCACATTGGAATAGAACATTGACTCCGCCGCCTCGGGCGAATCCGAAATAGGCTTCAAGGGCTTTTTCTTCACTGCCGTGGTTGTGGCTGCTATATCCTCGACAACCTCCTCCGCAGGCTTTTTAGTCTTTAATCCTAGTTTCTCGCTGATTGTCCTGAGAATACTTTTTTCATTTTTAGTTAAATTCTGTGCGAGGATCTTGGCCTTTTCCACACCGCCCACGGCCCATATAGGAACTTTTCCTAAAAGATTAGCCACTTCCACTTCTTCATAGCCCTCGTCCTTCGCCGCTTGAAAAACATCCCTTTTACTTGGACGCTTTTTTGTTTCTTCAAAAAGTCCTTCCAGATCTTCCCATCCTTCAAATTCCGGTCCCAATTCCAATTCCTTTAAATCAAAATAAGGGTCATCCCCCGCCATTCCTGAACTAAATTCCTCGGGATCCCCTCCGTAAGCCATTCCTCCTGGTCCTTTTACATCAGGTGTTGTGTCTTCACCGTACAATAAAATATCTTCATTATCCGCCCATCCCTTGATGATCTCATCCACCTCTCCAGTTGGTTCTATTGTTTGAGGGCCTTCATGACTTTTGGAAGAAATCTCTGCTATATGGTCTGCCATTT